TGGCGAACCAGAAATTGTACAAATGACTTTGGCTCTTAAAATCTGCATTATGTTTCCATTTGGGGAATTTCCAAACATCATTTACAGAAGGACATTGATGTTCTGGATTATGATAACCCTTGCAACTAGTACATTTTTCATAAATACTACGACCAGTACATCCTACCATATATTTATAATCATTATCATATATGGGTACAACAACTCTGTCACTCATTTCTTTTCCAGATTTATCACATAATCCTACATCATATTTAGACAATACTTCTTTAGAATAATTTCTAGATAAATAATATTGTGCTGGAATAATTAGTGATTTAACAATTTGTGCTCTAGTAATGTGTGACGTGGTTTTTTGTGGTTCTTTATTTAGATAATTAACAACATTAGTGAACTGCTTCTTTTCTCGTTCTGTTTTGGAAATTTTGATATTGCTCAAATCTTTTTTAATGAAAGCTAAGGCATATTCTACCGCCTCATTAAATGAGCACATATCATCACCAGCTTTACTCCAACCATATTTTTGGTTAGATATAATGCCGCGAATCAAACCAATGATAGAACCTTTAAATGTTTTCTCACAATTGTGAGTTCTACATTTCCAGTTACCTCTGTATGTATCTCCTTCTGGATAGAGATTTAATGCTGAGATATTATCTCCACCATGTATGGGACACGACATCACTATCATCTTTGAATGTGTTTTGTAGTCATCAATACCAAAACCATCCAACAACGACTCGATATTATCGCATACTTCGTCACAAATAATTTTAAGTTTTAACTGATCATTCAAATGGGATTTGGTTTTCGTCATCGTCTTCATCTATTATAAAGCCTTCTTCGGTAGATTTTGTATTGTGTTTGATTTCTAAATGTGTTTTACCTTCTGTAATTTTAGCACACCAGCCTTTCATATGACAATTAATATAGTCATTATCATCCAAACCGCCGCCGTGTCTACTGATTAGTGGAATAAGTTTTCTGTTGCCACCATCAGGACCATCTTCGGCCATTTCTTCATCACTCTTTCTTTTAAAGATACTAAAATTACTACATAGCCAAATAATTCTATCCGAACCACTGGCAGAGTCTGTACTCTCTTTTGTGATACCATCTCTGTTTAATTGAATAAATGCTATTATTGGCACTTTATACCTAACAGCAAAATTATGCAAACTGGTCATCATAAAACCTAAAACTTGATATTCTTTTAAGTCTTGACTAATGCCAGCGCTATCCATAAGCTTTAAATAATCATAAAAAATCACACAATCTTTTGCTGTACCATCATCATTTAATCCGACATCCTTAACTAACCAACGTCTCATAATTGCTAATTGATCTTCAAATGGTTTACCAGCAATACTCTTATGATACAACTTCATTGATTTGAGTTCTTCTGCTGCTTTTAAGATCTTATTCTTTTTGTCTGGCGAGTCAGCAAAACGCCCTGTTTCTATTGTGTTAATCTCTATTTCTGTAATCATACCAAGAATACGATTGATATGATCTTCCTTATTCATTTCTGTATCCATATTTAAAACAGGAATACCTAGCTTGGCTATATTTCTTCCCATATTATCAGATAATAAAGTTTTACCTGTTTTGGGTCTGGCACCAATAACATTAATGGTACCTTTTCTTAATCCACCACCTATAGCCTGATCATATATAGGAAATCCTGTTGGTATGCCTACTTGATCTACTTTATTTTCTTCTAGATTTTTTACATAGTCATCAATAGTGGATCCCATAATTTCTGGACCACTATCAGTATCATTGAGCAGACTAGTGAAATTGAATATACTATCTTCGGCCAGTCCAATAATTGACGAGATTGGTTCTGATCCAGTAACTTCTAATATTTTATCCTGGGTTAATTCTAGTTGCTTTCTTAAAAGTCTAGCAATTTCTAGTTTTCTAATTTTAGCAGCAAACTTACGAACATTATCTAGACTAACAGGAAAATCCATAATAGCCTTAAGATGTTGAGTTTCTTCTTTTTTGGAAAGAATATGAGAAACACCCAAGTCTTGTGCTACAGAATAAATAGAAGCAATATCTATTGACTTTTGATGACTTTCACAAATATGCTTAAGACATTTAAAGATAATAGTATTACTATCAACTGTAAAAGAAGATTCTTGTAAAATATCTGCAATATCTAAATATGCGTCCTCACCATATGTACAAATACCAGCCAAAATGGCACGTTCTGCTGCCGGATCACACAAAATCATCAGCCTGCTCCTGTTGAACACTTGTTACACTTATATCTTTCAGTACTCTCGACGAGCATGGGTGCAACTTTTTCTTTTTTTCCACATACTCTGCACTGGACTTTTATAAAGTCAAATGGCCTATTTCTGATAGAAGGTGGTGGTTTCTTAATTTTTTTATCTATTTCAGTATCTTCCTTACACATACTAAACTCAGCCATCTTATCAAACTTATTGATAGCTTTTTTCTTTTTAGGTTTAGTTGTTGGTACTGATGTCTTTTTCTTGACTGGTTTAATATGCACAGGTTCTTCTATATCATTATCAGATTCATCCTCGTCTACTAAACCCTTTTGTAGAATAGCTATTAAAGCTTTAATATCATCTTTATCAAGAGCCATGTTTCACCTTTGTTCTTTGTACAGATAACATAATATCAGATAGATTTTTAACGCTGTTAGCTAGATATGATAGTCTATCCATTCTCTGCTGGGCATATCTTTTAATCTTGCTCAATGTACTAGCCTTGTCATTATGCTTAATAGCTTGTAATGATTTTTCTACATAACCATAGCCCTTATAATTATTAATCTCATCAGCTATAGTTTCTTTAATATTTTCTTCTGCCCAATTAAATCGGGCAATTTCTCTATTTAGTGTTCGTTGTAAAAAGAAAGCATATTGGGCTAATCTCGCTGCTATTTGAGCACAATCTTCTGGACTAAGTTTTTCAATAGCATCTCTATTCATAGTAAAATAAATATTAAGTTCACCATCAGTAAAATTGTGGACTTCTGAATATTTTCCTAATCCAATAGATGTTTCATATTCGTCTAATATATCATCCCAATATTTTACTTCTTCTTTTGATGTTTTAAGCATTTGATATTCTTTCACTCCACTCTGTTTCTGATTCATTATATGCTAGGACAATATATTTAATATTATTACTTTCGCACCATTCTTGTTTTTCTTTATCTCTTTTTTGAGATTTTAAAAAGTTCAGCACATTATTATGATAAAATGGAATAAATTTATAATGTTGCTCTCCATGTACTTCGCAACATATCTTTTTTAGTGGTAGATAAAAATCTAAATATAGAGTTTCGCTTTTTCGTAAAGGTATTGGTACTTCTTCTAAAATCTGTAAAGTAGGAAATAATTCGGTAATAATACTTCTAGCTCGTAAATGATGAGATGATCTATTAGTAATCTTACCCTTAGCCATATTCCCGGTTAATAACCAGTTATGAGAGTGTCCATCTAAATCTTTAACTAGCATTTAATACCCATTGTTTCCTTGATAGAAGTTACTAGATCAATATATGCTGAATTATTTTCTAGTAAGTATTGTCTAACCTTTTCTGCTCCTTGAAACTTGGGTTTATCTGGTAGAGCAGTGATAGTATACCATGCTCCGCCTTTGTGAATAATACCCATATCAGATGCTAGTGTAATCGCCTCCATGTATTTGTCAATACCCTGTCCATAACGAATATAGCTAGTAATATTGCCTCCTGGTGGTCCTAATGCAGAACATATAACTTGCCAATCAATTTCTTGACCTATTTGGGTGCTATCTGCACTTAAAGTCCATGGTTTAAATGTTTTGGCTCTTAGTTTAATATCTGTTTGATAAGCAATAGCTTGCCCACTCTTCTCCTTAAATTCTGCACCATATCCTGTTGGATTGCCCATAAGATGGGTAATACCAATTACTATATTTTTATTTACAGGAATAACGTTTGCTACTTTACGACAAAACTTAGCTAATAGTTTAGCGCCATCTGCTCTTTGCATTTTATCCATTTCGCTTGTAATTTCTGCTTCTGTACATAATGCAGAATACGAGTCTATAATAACAATTGACCCTGGGATCTCATTAATAATTTTTTCTGCAATTTGCAAATATTCTTCGGCGTGTAGTATTTTACCCTGTTGACTACTAATAATATGAAATCTATCTAGATCTAATCCTGGTATACCTTCTAAGTCTCGTTTCTTCAATCTACCTTCAATGTTTAGGTAATACACTTCTCTAGGGCTTTTAAGAGTTCCTTGGTATTCTGGTCTTTGGGCAGTTGCGGCGAAATCTAATGATGTTGTGGTTTTACCACACTTCGGCTGGCCAGTTAATACTACAAAACTGCCTTCTGGTATTCCACCATTCAGTACAATATCTAATGATGGACTAACTGGTATGGTAATACTCTTCTTATCCATCAAAGCATTGCCACTAAGGATAATATCATCACCAAAATTTTTAGTCACATCTTCTTTAAGACTCATTATCTAAATCCTTCAATTTGGAAATTATGTTAGTTTTATTAATCTTCTTTTCACCAAATATAACATCTTCTGGCCTATTTAATTGTAAGGACAGAGTTTGGTTTTCGTTTTTTAATTTTTGTTCTTCGTCCTCTATGATAGGTATGAGGAATGGTGCTCGCAGGGAATAGATTTTTTCTGCTTTAGGATTTGATAGTCCTCTTACGATGGCAGTATCAGAGTACTTTTGTAAGAGTTTATTAGCAGAAGCTATTTGTTCTCTATAAAATCTAGCCCATTCTTTATTAACCCAAAACCTATAATGTAAATCCTTTTTATTATACTTTGCTCTTTTTTCGCATATAATTTCGGTAATATACTGAGCAGCACTAACGGTCTTCCCGTTAGAATATTTAGAAGCATATTTTTTATGAGACATTAAAGCTTAGTTATCTCTTGGTCTGTAAATATACTTAGCAGTACGCTCTTTGTTTTTGGTGTCCATATTTTTAATAAATTCATCTGATAGTTGAGCCGCTGCTTCTGTCATAATGCTTACATTATTATTTTTCTTAGCTGATGTTTGTCTAATCATCAACTCTTTAGTTTTATCAGTTTTAGTCTTGGATATCTTAGTTTTAGTACCAATAATGTCTTGTACGTTCTTTAGTGGAATTTTTAATTCAGCAGCAATATCCTCTGGTGTTTTCTTAGCATAATTAAAAAGATATCTGATTGCATATTCTTTGGTTTTAGTAATCTTAGCCATTAGTTTAGTTCCCTTTCAGCATTATTTAACCATGCCATATTTTTAGTAGATAAAAAGTTAGTATAAAAATCAAATACTCTTTGATTTACTTCTTTAAATTCAAATTCTTTACGTCCTATCTTAGATAGAAATTTTGTATTTTTGCCTTCACTAAACATACCAATAGGATTATAAATTTTTCCATAGGTTCCAACTTTAATATAGTATCTGGTTGGCTTCTTGTCCGATGTAGAGGTTTTTGCTACAACTTTATTGGTTTCTTCATTAGATCGTGGTCTATTAAGATCATCTAAATAATCATGATCTCCTAATATAGTAAAGTATTCATATTCTTTAACTACTGGATCTGTATTATTTTGAAAAAATAAATTATCGTCTTTTAACTTGGCCATATGGTTTTAACACCTTTCTTCATTCGGCTCATGCCTTTGGGTAATGGTTTTTCTTCCTTATACTCTTTATATGAATTATGTTTTTGATATAATTCAGTTTTTTGATCATCGCTTAATTTATCACGATTCCTATTAGCTAAATCGCCTATGGTTTTTAGTTCGCTATCTGATTTTCTTACAGAAGCATTCTGTGTACTAACATCCTTAATATAATGCCTATGTGTAATAGAGCTTTGACAATGGACACATTTGGGTTGTTCTATATAGTCCTTAATATAGAAAAACAACTCAAAGTCCTGGTTGCAATCGTCACAATAGTAAGAATACGTGGGCATTATAAATATGATTCTGGTAAATATATCTTCCATTCATCTGGTATTGTCAACTTTATTTTACTCAGATGGATCGTGATTGGCAAGTACTTGATATTTTTATTCGGCTTAATAGGTAAAGTTTTAAGGGGCATATTAGCTTCTTTAGGTGTTTTATTACCCTTTTTTCTATTACAAGCTATACATGCTGTAACAATATTAGTCCAACATGTAGCAGAAGATCTATTGTGATCTTTCCATTTTGACTTTGGTATAACATGGTCATAAGTTAAATATGATATTTCATATTTTGTATGACAATATTGGCATGTAAAATCATCTCTAGTGAAAATATTCTTTCTAGAAAATGTTACAGTCTGGTTGTTCATCTTAAAAAATCTATGAGTTTTGGCTACTGCTGGGGTAGGATATTTTTTGTCTACTCCAGCAATATAATCATTTTTATAAAAGTCTATGATTTCAATACCATATTTTGGATTATGATTAAATCTCATAGACCAAATTATAGCCTTTTGCCATGAAATAATACTTAATGGAGTATAGTCTGCATTAAGCAATAAGCATTGTTTATGGTTGGGTTCCATTTTCAAAAGTATCTAATCTAGATAAAATTTTAGCTATAATTGGATTGCGTACAATATCAGAAGATTCTAGCTTAACATCACCGATACCTTCAACGCCACCAAGAGCATTTATCATATTTATAAATCCTCCTTGAAGATGTCTGTTAAGATCGGACTGCCCAACGTCACCAGTCAAAATTAATTTACTCTCATGACCCACTCTTGTCAATAACATTTTTAATTGTTCATACGAAGCATTTTGACATTCATCTGCTACAATAAAACAATTATGAAAATTACGACCTCTCATTAATCCTAAAGGCACTACTTCTATCTTATTATTTAATTTTAATGATGCGTATTGAGCTATTGGAATAAAATGATTAATTTCATCAATAATTGGTAATAAATATGGATGTAGTTTTTCTTCTGCTGTTCCTGGTAAATAACCTATTTTTTCTCCAGCCTCTATTACTGGTCTAGTAATTACAATTCTGTTTACCTTAGAATCTAATAAATATTCTAAGGCCATACCTATAGCGATATGGGTTTTACCACTACCAGCTAAACCTTGACAAAAAGTAATAGTATTTTCAGCAACTGTTCTTATATAGTCTTTTTGATTCTCACTTCGTGGTTTGAGTCTATTTCTAAACGCATGACCCTGAGATACGTTATTGTCAAGAGCACTAGTTAAATCAATAGCTTTTTTCTTTTTATTTTTATTGTTTTTTCTCAATGTTTACCCTTTGTGAATAAAGTTAAATTAGACATGCACCACCAGCGCAACTAATTTCCTCTATCCCAACGGTATTGTCCTCTGTTTCAGACAGTTGCGTATAATCAACCTTTTTAAAACTGTTAAATAGATCGCAATATATCTTCCAATTATATACATCTTTCATACAATAGGTCAATCTACGAATATCTCCATCAAAATATTTACCAGCAAAATTCTTCATTTTAGTAGTAAACATTCTCTTATCATCAGCATCATTTTTATTAGCCTGATTTAATGTTACATAGTCACAAGCTGCCCATAAATTATTATTAAAGGCATTAAGGGCTAATTCAATTAAACCAGAACACCATAAAGCAGCATCTCCGTATTCTTTAACAATTTCTCTACTGGTATAAACTGTGGTGAATGGAGCCTGTGGGTAATCCTTATCTCCACTTTGAGGAATAAGACTAATGCCAGCAAAATACTTTCTATTATCATAAATGTATTTAGTAACATCATCCCACTCATCGGGTTTAACTGTAACAGTATTGCTTACATTATGACTGAGATACTCTTGTGTGCATAATGCTTTATTTTTACCAGAATTAACCCAATGCTTTTGGGTTTCTTTAACTACAGACAACATTTCCACAGCGGGTAATTGATTCTTAAGTTTGGCTCCATCTGGAACCTCTATTGGAAACTTAATAACCTCGTCTGTATTATTAGCAGACCACGAGGACTTCTCACAAGCCTGTGGATTTAGTTTCTTGAAGTGTTGGTATGGTGCTTCTAAAACATTGGCCTGTACATGGCGGATATATCGCTTGGCATGATGTGGGTGGATACCCGAACTGGTGCCTAACATACTGCTACTGGTGCCTTCTGGTTTTAAGCAAGTTACTCTAGCGGCTTGATTAATACCAATAGCCTTAGCTAATACCTTATTAGTCTCTACGGCTATTTTAGCACCATTCTTTAGTACTTTTTCTGTTAGTACGAGGTCATGCTTTTCCATTGTGCCAGTTAAAGAAACTCCTAATAGAGCTTCTCTGGCAAAAATCTTAGAGCTGGTTTCTCCAAGATAAGCCATATTTGTAAATCCAGCTTGTAGAGTACCAATAATAGAAGCAGCTTTGCATCTTTCATAAAAATCATTTTCATCTTCAACAGACGAGCAATTGATGGTTGACAGGTTACAGCCTTGCCAGCCGCTCTTACCAGTTTCTTCGTCTACGGGCCACATGCCGATTTCTACACATGGATTAAATACCATTTCTGTAGATTCACTCCAGATAAATCCTGGTTCTCCGAATTCCTTAACGCTTTCCATTAATGTTTGAAATTCTTCAAATGTTGTTTCGTTCTTTAGTAATAGCGCCGAATTATTACTTCGTGCTCGTTGTGGATTTTCCATATACCAATTGCCAGTTTTAGCCTTTGCCATTTCTTCATCGTCTGGACTAAATAGTGCAAGACTAGCAGAACGACGAACACCACCGCTTAATACAGCATCACTACTGTGCATAACGATATCATAAGCGTCAATTGGACGTAGTTTCTTTTGATCATTAGCAATACAGCGATCTAATAATGCTCTGATTTTTTCAAGACCATTTTGCAGTGGTTCAAATCCTGGAGCTTTGCCTACGCCGCTTGCTAGTGATGCTCCCTTTGGCCTAATATTAGAATAATCAAATATTACATATGTATTTTTATATTGTTTAAATTCTTCAATAGGCTTACTGAAATATGAACTAAGCAGTACTCCTAGAGCATCTGCCCAGCCTTCGATACTATCGTCTATAACATACTTAGCGCCCTCTCCATTATCTGGTACATCGTGTTCTAAGGTTGGTAATTTAGCAACATGGTGTTTTTGAACACTAAATCCTGTACCGCTTCCACATAGAAGTAACCAGAAACATTCTTGAAAAAACCTTAGTCTATCACAATATGAACTTGTGCAATTATATATTTTAGCATGTCTCTTAAGAATAGGTTCTCCACCAAACTGTAAAGCTCTTTGACTTCCAAGCACCTTTTTCTTATACATTATATCGTATGCCCAATCAATATCTTCTTTGATGTCATATTGATCGTACATTGTGTGCATCATTTCTCTTACTCTATCCACCGCTTCTTTCCATGTTTCACGACGGTTTTTGTCTTCAAGCCAACGAGCATACTTACTAACGAATGTATAATTTTGTAATTCTTGTAAAGCCGACATATTATCTCCTATTGATGAGTTCGATTAGACCTATAATGACAATACTCTGGAAAGAATAATTAATCATACTAGTATTGCCAGTTAAGATATGAAATAAATGAATAAAAATTGAAATATAAAAAATTATTTTGTACATTACAATACACCACACAAATGTTTCAGCCAGGAAAGATCTGGCTCTATATAGACAATTTCTATGCCGCTCATAGAAACAAAAGTATCAAATCTTTTTTTGGCATCATCATTAAATAAATGAGTACCATGATCTTGAGACATGACAACTTTTTTAATTCCTTCTTGCCATAACGCCATAATACAATCATTACAACTTTGACCAGTAACATAGGCTATTCCATCATCAGGACGAACAACACAATTAGATAGCGCATTTCGTTCAGCATGAATCATCCAAGGATATTTTTCTGGTCTGGTATTGGGTAAATATTGATCGTCAACACCTCTAGGAAATCCATTATATCCCATACCTAGAATTCTATTTTTAGAATCTGTAATTACACAACCATGCTGTGTTTGTATATCGTGACTACGTTGAGAAACAACTTTAGCCAAGCCTAGAAAATAATCGGTCCATGTGGGTCTCATGGAAGTATTATAGTTGGTTGTGAGATGGAGTCAAGACTATTTTGTAGTTAGTTTGTTATATAAAACTAAACTAAGTACGCCACCAGCAACACCCATTAAAATGCCAGCGGGCGAAACAGCCTCATAACTGCCTAATAGGTAGAGTATGGCACCACCCATATATGAACCAGCAACGCCTAACGCTACTGTTTTGACAAAACCAAAATTTTCTTCACCAGGAACTATGCTTTTAGCAATAGATCCTACAAATAAACCATATACACACCATACTAAAATATTAAACATTGGCAGCCTCCACTAAATATGATACCTCTGTGTTATCTAAGCTTTCTCCAGTATCTAATAAAGCACTGGTTAAAGCTAAACTGTATTTATTATATTGTTCTGGACTTAATTCTCTGCGTAGGATTTTTTTGATTCTCATTTTAGTGAACCATCCACGACGCATACTGTATTCCTTTATTTCTGCTCCATACAAAGAGTACTTATCTTCTGCTGTGCAAGTAGCTGATAATTTATTCTTATTGCATTCTTGCAGAACCCTTATAACAGTTAAAATAATACTAATAATCATTAAGATAGCAATAATACTACCAAATTTTTCATCTTCTGGTATATTAGCTTTAGCTAATACTTTAGATCCTATAGCTTTAAGTTTTGCCTCGCTCATTGTCTTACCCTACAATTAGGACCGGTACATTGTGGATCGCTATTGATGATAATTGGCGAGTGTTGAATGATTGTTGGTTGTGGACATTTAATCTTTGATTCGCCATTTTTCTTTTCTGGTTCGCAATATCCACAGTCTACCATTTCTATACCATCACCACTTAAATATTTACCAGTACCTTTACATACTGGACAATTTTTTCTTTCATATTTTTTATCAGGCATTTCTATATGGGTAGATTTTATAATGCCTCCAGATAATACAACAGCAGCAGTTGTTGATCCTTTATATGGAGACGATCCAAAGATTATCGTAGCAATTAGTAATAAACCAAATACCTTATTCATTTGTTTACCCTTGGAAAAATTCTTTTTCTTTTTGGTTTGGGTTTAGGATTATCAACATTATCATCAACTTCTGTATTAGACGGCATAAATAATTTCAGTACTGCTAATATAAAAGTTAACAACATACTAATCAATCGTTGCAATGCAATTTTATCTATTATTCTCATAATACACCTTATAAGTAATCAAACCCATAATCTGGTAATTTTTGTACAGGAAATCCGTTAAAATTACTAAAGGCATATGTTCCGTTTTGTTTGATCATGCCTTCTGCTACATCGCTGTGAATTAAAAATGAACCGTCTGGAATTGGCCCCCAAGACGGGTGGCCACCATCATTCCATTTACCCCAACTATTTTGCACTAAAAAGGATGTGTCTCCATTGGTATCATCACAGGCTATCCAAGCCATACAATGAGCCCAGCTACCACTGGTTCTGGCAAATCCCTTACTATCTCTTTTATTACTAAAACCATAATTAGAACATACGGCTATTCCATAACCATTCGCTAAAGCATCTCTCGCTTCTTCAACAGTTTTAATTAATGATACTGTTTTAATTTGATGATCATTAGCAAGATCTAAAACCTTATCCGGTACACCTCTACCGCCCCATCCGGCACCAAGCATTCCATCATATTTAGTGAGGTCAACTACGCCATTATAGTTTTTGCGAACAAGAATTCCACCAATTTTGTTAACAAATTCAGCAGCCTTGCTACCTGTCATACCCTGACCACTCCAGCCGCGAGCACCATAAATAGCTTCTGTTGCGCCTCTGGCTATCCAACTTTCTTTTTCGCCCAATACATCAATCTCTACTGCTCGACTAATATCACAAGCATTTCTTGTACCATGGCTTACGCAATCACCAGTAACTTGTCGTTCTTCATAAGGCTTCTTATCAAATTTTAATACGCTTTTGTATGGCGTTGATAATTTACCTTTGCCACTATCTGTGATTCTAGAACTAGCATCACCAAAGAGTGGATATTTTAAAATTTCCATCAAGTGGTCAAATTCTAGTTGATTCCAGATGGCTCCTTGAAAGCCTTGTCTATAATTGTTATAAAGATCTACTGGTGATAAACGAGCCATTTATTTTGCTCCTTGTTGACAAGCCCATGCTAATGCTTTAAAACCCTCTGCTGCCTGAACTCGTGATTCTTTATTTAATGCAACACTATCGTCACCAATAGCTTCAACTATAACAGCCTTGCAAGCTTCTGCTAATTTAGGATATTTATTTTTCATATCCAATTTTAGCATAGTTCCTGCTAGTCTATTAGATTGTCTAATTTCTTCTGTATTTTTAATAACTTCATCATCACCATCTAAAGCTACAAGAGTTGCTAAGTCTACATATAAACTAGCCAATCTTTGACCATCAGTCTTACGATCAGGATCACTATCTTTTAAAATTTTAACCACTTCATCGGCCTTAGTTTTTAGTCCTTCTCTAACTGGTGCTGATAGTTCTTCAACCTCAACAACAACTGGCTTTGGACGATTAACTAATGATCCAAGATCTGGCTTAAATAAACCAACTACTATTAATAAACCAGCTAATCCTAGTAATAATGTTTTAGTATTCATGTGTTCTCCTTATCTCCACAAACTACAGGACTTAAGTATGGAAACATTTGATCGGCAACTTCAACTGCTTTATCGCAGCCGCATTCAGATGCTAAGTCTCGTGTTTGTTTCCAACTAACGACTAATTTAAAAAAGATATCTTCTTTCGTTGTAACTACTGGCTTGACAGAAGGAACAACAACTGCCACAGGAGTTACTGGCTTTAATGGAGATACATTCTTAAATTTTTCTACTAATCCACCTACAAATGTTTGAACAGGGCTTAGTTTATCCTTAAATAATACCCATAGTACTAGACCAACACCAGCATATAAGGCCAAATCCATTGGTCCAACCTTGCTAGCAAACTCTTCAAAAGTTTCTGTATAATTCATAATCCAGCCTCTCTTTTAATAAAAACGCCCGTATTTCTAAAAATTGTAACTGTAGCATCAATAGTAGCACTCACCATTATCATGAGTATATTTTTGATGTACTTATGTATAATAGGCTCAACAAGATTAGGAACAAAGGGAACGTCCACCACTAAAAATACTTTATCATAAAAACTATTTAATAAATCCATTGCTAAAGCTTTTTTATCAGGATTACTTAGATCATTACCAATAGCTTCTATAATTTGTACAATACTAGCTGTGGTTAATTGTAATAGTTTCCACGCTTCGCCTAGGGCAAAACGCTTAACTTCATTTACTCTTTCTTTTGTGCTGAGTATTAGTTTTTCTACTTCTGCTCTTATTAGTTCTTTGCTTGACATCTTTTTTTACCTCTGGTTGTTTTATTAACTTATTTGATTCGTTT